CCTGGAGGAGTTCGCGGATGCCGCCCACCGCTGAGGAGATCTACTTCGCGGCGGCATCAGCGGGTCTTCGGCCCGACCCGCTGCTGACGATCTCGCAGTGGGCGGACAAGTACCGCAAGCTGTCGCAGCGCGCGTCGGCGGAGCCGGGGCCGTGGCGCACGGATCGCACACCGTATTTGCGCGAGATCATGGACTCACTCTCGCCGTCCTCGATCGTCGAGCGCGTGGTCTTCATGAAGGGCGCGCAGATCGGCGGCACGGAGTGCGGCAACAACTGGATCGGCTACATCATCCACCAGGCGCCGGGTCCCATGATGGCCGTGCAGCCTACGGTCGAGATGGCGAAGCGCAACTCGAAGCAGCGCGTCGACCCGCTGATCGAAGAGTCGGACGTGCTGCGCGAACTGGTGCAGAGCCCGCGCTCTCGCGACTCGGGCAACACGGTTCTTTCGAAGGAGTTCCCTGGCGGCGTGCTGGTGATGACGGGCGCGAACTCGGCCGTGGGCCTGCGCTCGATGGCGGCGCGCTTCCTGTTCCTCGACGAGGTGGACGCGTACCCTGGCGACGTCGAGGGCGAAGGCGACCCGGTCAACCTCGCCATGGCACGGACGCGCACCTTCGCGCGCCGCAAGGTCTTCCTGTGCTCGACGCCGAAGATCACCGGCATGAGCCGCATCGAGGCGGCGTGGGAGGAGAGCGACCAGCGGCACTTCTGGCTGCCATGCCCGGTGTGCCGCGAGTTCCAGATTCTGAAGTTTGCGCAGTTGCGCTGGCCGAAGGGCGCGCCGGAGAAGGTCGTCTACGCCTGCGAGCACTGCGGCCAGGAGATTCAGAACCATCAGAAGCAGTGGATGCTGCCGCGCGGCGAATGGCGCAAGGGAGCGGTCGGCGACGGACGGACAGCGGGCTTCCACCTGTCGAGTCTGTACTCGCCGGTCGGCTGGTTTGCGTGGTCCGATGCCGCGAAGCAGTTCGAACAGGCGCAGAAGAATTCGTCCTTGCTGCAGGTGTTCGTCAACACGGTGCTGGGCGAGACGTGGACGCTGCTCGGCGAGGCCCCGGACTGGCAGAAGCTGTACGATCGCCGCGAAGCCTACAAGATCGGCGTCGTCCCGACTGGCGGCCTGTTCCTGACGGCGGGCGCGGACGTGCAGAAGGACCGCATCGAGGTCGAGATCGTGGCGTGGGGCCGCGGCAAGGAGTCGTGGTCGGTTGATTACCGGGTCTTCGAAGGCGATACGTCGCGCGCGCCGGTCTGGGAGAAACTGACCGGCCTGTTGAACGAGACGTACGTGGCGGCGAGCGGAATCGAGTTGCCGATCCTGCAACTGGCGGTGGACTCGGGCTTCGCGACCACCGAAGTCTACCAGTGGGCCCGGCGACAGGGTGGCCGCGTGCTGGTGGTCAAGGGCGACTCGCGCGCGCCGGCACTGCTGGGTGCGGCGTCGCCAGTGGATGTTGGACCGCTCGGCGCAAGGATCAAGCGCGGTATCCGCGTCTGGCCGGTGAACTCCGGCATGGCCAAAGAAGAGCTGTACCGCTGGCTGCGCCTGGAACGGCCCACGGACGAGGATCTTGAAACGGGCGTCCCCTTCCCGGCTGGCTACTGCCACTTCCCGCGCTACAGCGACGAGTACTTCAAGCAGATCACCGCCGAGCAACTCGTCACGAAGCTCGTGAAGGGTTATCGCCGGCACGAGTGGCAGAAGATGCGCGAGCGCAACGAAGCGCTCGACTGCCGCGTCTACGCCCGCACCGCAGCGGGGCGTATCGGGATTGATCGCTTCCAGGAGAAGCACTGGACAGAACTGGAGCGGCGGGTCGCGCGGCCGCCAGCGACGGCTGAGACGCGAGCTCAACCGAAGGTGTCGTCACAGCAGCCACGCAATCGGGTGCGGTATCGAGTAGAAGTCTGAGTGGATACTCCCAGCTATGCGTCGGTTTTGCGCTGAGCTATGGCTGCCTGAACCAGGGGTTCACTCATCATATTCTGATAAGCATTCTTGCCAGCCGGCTGATTCCTGTACCTGAGATAACCGTGAAAATTCCCAATTGCGCGAGCCAATGTCTTGATCGTGGTGTTCAGTTCTTCCAGGTCGCGATATCGGACAACAAAATAATCCTTGGTCATGTGCGTCGTCACTTCCTCGTAGGACGGGTGAGCTGATTCTCGGTTGTACGCGTTGATCAGCATGTTGGCGTGATCCTGCAAGGATGACCAAATAATCCCGTCTGGAGTCTTTTCTGCTTGGCCCCATACGCCATGAACAGCATCATTTCGCTGCTTGTCTAGCTCACTGTGAACATCCAAGAGTGCGAAAAAGAGCGTTTGGTCATCACCGTTCAGAGCTTTGCTAGCGGCTGCTTTCAGCGCATCTCTTTGAGCGCGATGATTCCTCAGCGAAAGAAAGACAGCAACCGCTGCATCGCTCTCCACGCCCAGCATGCTCCCCAACGCAAGGGCGAGCTGAAGTTCTACCCCAGACCAATTGACAACAATTCTGCCCACCCACCGTGCTACGTCTGGCAGTTGTTCGATGAGATCGGATCCCATCAACGTTGGGGTGTCCTTGTACGTCGGTAGAAAAGGCTGACGAGGCATTCTAAGGCACGAGAATAGCATTCGGCAGCAGTTGTTTGAAGACACTACCGCAGTCGGTATATGCGGAGTGCAGGAAGCGACTATGCCATTCAGCCAAGCCGATCTCGACGCTCTCGACGCCGCGCGTAAGCAGGGCGCGAAGCGGATCCGGTTCCAGGATCGCGATTTCGAGTTCGACACGGTCGACGACTACATCAAGCTCCGCAATCTGATCCTGAACGACATCGCTCAGCAGAACGGGCCGCAGCAGGTCCGGCAGGTGCGCATCTACACGGACTCCGGCTGGGGCCGGTAAACCAAATTGCCGATTGAAACTCTGATGTCGCTGGCGCGGGCCGCTGGCCACGAGCCGCCACCGGTGCCGGTTCGGCGCCATGCGATGGGCACCACGCCCTTCGACGCGGCTGGCAAGGGGCGACGCGGGTACGGATGGAACCCGAGCTATCTCGGGCTGAACACGCTCCTGTTCTCGCACGGACTGGAGCTGCTGACCCGCAACCGCGACGCGATCCGCAACAGCGCGTGGGCGGCGGGCGCCGTGGATTCGTACGTGGCGAACGCGATCGGGCGCGGCATCCGGCTGATCCCTCAGCACCCGGACGAGCAGGTTCGCGAACTGATCCGGCAGAAGTGGGCGCGATGGATTCGGGAATCGGATGTCGAGTACGACCCGCGCAATCCGGCGTCGGGTCAGACCGACTTCTATGGCCAGCAGATGATCATCGCCCGCGAGGTGATGGAGGCCGGCGAATGCTTCGTGCGCTTCCGGCCGCGCTCGCCGAAGGAAGGGCTCTCGGTCCCGCTGCAGTTGCAGTTAATCGAGGCCGAGCAGTTGCCGCTGTGGCGCAACCAACCGACGCCGGATGTGCCGGAAGCGAATCGCGTGCGCTGCGGCGTCGAATTCCGGCCGGATGGACGCCGCGCCGCGTATCACTTCTGGCGCGCGCACCCGGGCGAGACGATGTTCTATCCGCTCGAGGCGCTGCAGGTGGAGCGCGTGCCGGCGAGCGACGTGTTGCACGTCTACAAGCCGATCCGCGCCGGTCAGTTCCGTGGGCAGCCGTGGCTCACGACCGTCCTCGCGAAGCTCTACGAGTTGGAGCAGTACACCGACGCCGAGATCGTCCGCAAGAAGATCTCGGCCATGATCACGGGCTTCATCAAGCAGGTGAGCCCGGACAACCCGGTGATGGCGCCGGATCAGACGACCAGCCAGGGGCAATCGGATCCCGGTACGCAGATCTCCAAGCTGGAGCCGGGCACGTTTCCGGTGCTGGGTTTTGGCGAAGAGGTCCAGTTCGCCGAGGTCAAAGACAGTGGGGATTACAAGGCCTTCGTGCGGTCGTGCCTGCAGGCGTTCGCAAGCGGCGCGGGCCTCGCCGAGTACCAGATCAGCGGCGATCTTTCGGGGATCAACTACTCGTCGATCCGCGCGGGCCTGCTGGAGTTCCGGCGCAAGTGCGAGCAGTTCCAGTATTCGGTCTTCATCTATCAGGTCTGCCATCCGATCTATCGGCGCTGGCTGCGGGAGGCGATGCTCGCGATGGTATTCGGCGTCGAGTTGCTGAACGCCTACGACCAAGACCCAGCGCCGTTTGAAGAGGCGCAGTGGGTGACACCGGGCTGGCCGTGGGTCGATCCAGAAAAGGACATGAAGGCGGCCGAGCGCGCGATCCGGGACGGCCTGTCGACTCGCTCGATCGAGTGCGCGGCGCAAGGTTACGACGCGACGGTGATTGACGCCGAGCAGAAGGCCGACAACGACCGCGCCGATCGGCTTGGCCTTTCCTATGACTCCGACGGCCGGAAGATCCTCACGGGACGCAACGCCGGAATGACCGAAGAAGAGGTCGAGCAAGACGCCGCAACAGGAAAGGTGGAGGCCGTTTGAAACAACTTCTGCACGTCGCGTCCCGGTTCGTGAACTGCCCGCTGATGATTCATCCGCCCAAGCTGGAGGTGATCATCCAGGCGCTCGGGCCCCGACTAGGGATCGATCCCGACGCAGTGCTGGCGCGCCGTGTGCCACTGGATGCGACGGCCACGCTGATGGCCCGCTACTCGGACGCCGGCGATGATCGTGACTACGCAGTGCTGGATGGCGTCGCTGTCGTCCCGGTGCAAGGGACGCTGCTCAAGAAAGAGTCGTTCCTGTCGGCGTGGAGCGGCGCGACATCTTACGAGCAGATCCAACGCCAGGTGGCGCGCGCGGTGGACGACGCGAGTGTCCGTGCCATTTTGCTCGACATCGATTCACCGGGCGGCGAGACGACGGGTTGCTTCGAACTCGCCGACTACATCTATTCGATTCGCGGCGTGAAGCCCGTCTATGCGACCGCGAACGACATCGCGCTGTCGGCCGCCTATGCGATTGCGAGTTCGGCCAGCAAGGTGTTCGTGACGCGGACCGGCGCGGTCGGTTCGATCGGCGTGTACGCGCTGCACGTGGATCAGTCGGCGTTCGACAAAGAGATCGGCGCGAAGTACACGTTCGTCTTCGCTGGTGACAAGAAGGTCGACGGGAATCCACACGAGCCGCTGAGCGAAAGCGCAAAGGGCGACATCCAGGCCGAAGTGGACCGCGAGTACGGGATCTTCGTCGAAACCGTCGCGCGCAATCGCAAGGCAAGCACGAAGGCGATCGTCGGAACGCAGGCCGGCCTGCTGTGGGCGGAGAACGCACTGCCACTGCTGGCCGACGAAGTGGGCACGATTGACGACGCTCTGGCAGCACTGGCGAAGGCCACTGTCAGGAGCAAGAGTTTCGCGGCGACTGCCGCAATTCCAAACGAAGGAGAGCATATGACCGAAGAAGTGCAAGTCCTCGCCGCGAAGAAAGATGGCGAGGACAAGGCCGACGACAAGAAGTCCAAGAAGGACGACGCCAAGGAGCGCGAAGGCAAGAAGCCTGCCGCCCCCGACAACGACGACGAGGACTATGACCAGGAAGAGGCCAAGAAGGCCGCCGCTGTCGTCCCCATCTCCGGCGCGCCGTTGAAGGGCATGCGCGCGGAAGCCGACATCCAGGCCATCGCGGCGCTCTGCAAGATGGCCGGCTGCCCGGAGAAGGCTGCCGAGTTCCTGATGCGGAAGAACGCGCGCGGCGAGTCCATGAGCGTCGCGGAGGTCAGCGAAGCTCTGACCAAGGCCCGCGTGGCGGAAAGCGAGAAGCACATGATCAGTTCGCACGTGAACCCGAACGCGGGCTCCGGCGGCGTGCAGGAGCTCGAGGCGCAGTCGGTCGCGCTCGCGCGCCAGAACCGTGGTCAAGCCACGCCAGGGCTGTACGTCTCCGGCACTGCCACGCTGGTCACGAAAGAGCGCGCCTACGCACAGATGCTCGAAGAACACCCGCAAGCGTATGCGGCGTTTCGCGCTCAGCACAACGCCAAGGGCCTGATCGCCACGCTGGAAGCGGCGGGCGTGCGCCTCGCGTAGTAACAACCGCAGACACAGGAGAAATCAGCAATGGCCTATGAACAGACTCTTCGAACGATTTGTGCTCCGGCCAGCGCGGATCTGAGCGCAGCTCAGTTCTGCTTCGTCGTGGTCAATGCCAGCGGACAACTCGCGTTGCCCGCAGCGGGCGGCGAGGCCGAGGGCATCCTGCAGGACAAACCGAACGGCGCCGGTGTCTACGGCGAGGTCGGCATTCTCGGCATCAGCAAACTGGTGGTCGGCACCGCAGGCGTCACCGCCGGTGATCTGCTCGCGACCGACGTCAACGGCAAGGCCGTCACCGCGACCACAGGTAACAAGATCCTCGGCCGCGCACTCGCAACCGGCGCGGCGGGCACCCTCATCCCTGCGCTGATTCAGCAGAAGGGCAAGCTGTAATCGCTGAATTCACGAAAAGGAGAACCATCTAAATGCCTCAACCGACTTTGGGCGATGTCCATGTGAACCGCCCGTTGACGAACATCTCCGTGGCCTACAGCCAGGAGGCGGCCGGCGTCGAATTCGTCGCCGATCGCGCCTTCCCCGGCATTCCGGTCGAAAACAAAAGCGACCTGTACTACACCTACAAGCGCGCCGATTTCAATCGCGACGAGATGCAGAAGCGCGCGCTCGCAACCGAGTCCGCCGGCACGGGCTACGGGCTCGACTCGACCGGCACGTACAACTGCGACGTCTGGGCGCTGCACAAGGATGTCGATGATCAGATCCGCGCCAACAGCGATTCGCCGCTTGCGCCCGACCGCGACGCCACGATCTTCCTGACCAATAAAGCGCTCATCCGCCGCGAGGCGCAGTGGGTGTCGCAGTACTTCAAGACCGGCGTCTGGACGGGCGAAGTCGCTGGCCAGGCAGCCGCCGACAGCACCCACGTCGCCTACTGGGACTACGCCACCGCGCAGCCGATCGTGGACATTCGCCACGCGAAGACGCAGGCGCGGCTGAACTCCGGCGGCTTCGTGCCGAACATCGGCGTCTTCTCGCGCCCCGTGTTTGACAAGCTCGTCGACCATCCCGATTTCGTCGACCGCGTGAAGTACGGCCAAACCGCGCCGAATCCGGCGATGGCTACGCGCCGCATCATGGCCGAGATCCTCGAACTCGAAGAGGTGCTGGTCGTCGACGCGGTGTACAACACGGCGGCCGAAGGCGCCACCGAGGCGACCACTTTCATTGGCGGCCTCTCCGCGGCGCTCTTCTACCGGCCTCGCAATCCGGGCCTGATGACGCCAAGCGCGGGCTACACCTTCAGCTGGACCGGTCTCATCGGCTCCACCGGTGGCGCCGGCGTGCGGATCAAGACGTTTCGCATGGAGCACCTCGCCAGCGATCGTGTCGAGATCGACGCCGCCTTCGACATGCGGGTCATCTCGAAGGACTGCGGCTTCTTCTTCAACAACGTCATCTCGGCGGTGTAACCATGTTCTATCGCAGACCTGAATGGGCACAGCTGATCCGGAACGGCGTGCCAGCGCTGTTCGTGCTGCGCCCGCTGGCGGGCGGTTTCACGCCGCCCAATCTCGGCGACCTGTATCCGGCTCCGGACGTGAACGACAAGTTCCAAATGATGCGGGCGCGGCAGATGTATCAGCAGCGCCGAGTTGGCACGCGGCCGGAGTTGGAAGTGGTGCTGGCCAAGGCCGGGCTGCCCGTTCCGGCCGAGGAGCCGAAGGCCGCCGCGACCGCGAAACAGAAGAAGGAGAAGCCGCATGGTCGAAGTTAAGAAGGTCCCGATCAACGCACCCGAGTTCCAGAGCAACGGGCCGCATCCGAAGCTCAAGGGCATCTACCCGTCGCTGCAGAAGCAGTTCTTCGCGAGCCAGCAGGTGGGCACCGGCGCGAGCCAGTCAATCGCCCACGGGCTCGGTGCGGTGCCCACTGGCGTGATGTGCGTTCCCACGGACGGTGGCACAGTGACGTATGGCGCGCACACGTCGACCAACGTCGTTGTGACCGTCACCAGCGCGAAGCACTTCGACGTGCTGGCCTGGCTGTGAGGTCGAAGTCATGACGCCAGCATCGTTAGGCCGGGTCAACGTGGCGACGCCGGGCACGCCCGTTCGGCTCGCGGCAACTCGCACGCCGTGCTGCCGCATCCGCGTGCAGGTCGTGGCCGGGCTCACGGGCAAAATGTACTTCGGCACGTCGGCATTGAACAAGACGACTCTCGCCGGCGTGATCAAGGAACTGTGGCCGAATCAGTCTGGCGGCGTCGATGATTCCTACGAAGTCTGGTCCAGCACCGATGCTGACACGCTCGACCTCGCCGACTACTGGATCGACGCGGCGGTCGCCGGCGAAGGGCTGATCGTCGCGTACTGGAACAAGCCTTCCTACACCTACCCCGCTGGATAAACGATGGCTTGGTCAGATCTCGTCAACACGCTGGACACGGCGTGCCTCGCCACCTTCGGAACGCCGTTCACGTTCACGCCACAGGATGGCACCGGTGCGCAGCGCCTCACCGGCATCATCCAGCATCCGGCGATGGGCGAAGACTACATGCCCGGCAGTGTGCAAGGAACGTCGGTCGTCCGGCTGTTCGTGCGCTTCGCCGCCATCATGCCACCACCGCGCCATGGCGACACGATCACGATCAACGCAATCGTCTACGACGTGGTCGACGTCGATGTGGACACGGAAGGCGGCGCCGTCCTGAAACTGCGAGTGACATAGATGCTGAACCCGGCGACGCTTACCGACGCGATCGCGAGCGTGCTCCTGTCCATCCCCGAACTTCATGCCGCGATGGGCGGCCGCATCTCTGCCTTCCACTACCGCCTGGGCCAAGAGCACCGACTGGCGGAGGCCATCTACAAGATGCCCGCGCCGTCGATGCTCATCGTCTGGGAAGGCACCAAGGGCGGCAGCTTCGACGGCCAGACGATCTGGAAACACCGCTGGGGCGTTTATTACCGCATGGGCAACGCGGCCGGCGTGGTCGAACCGGTCGGTTACGAAGACCTGTGGTGGATCACCTGCAACTGCCCGCCTGGCGGCAGCGGGCCCAACATCAGATATCTGCAACTCTACCCTGGCCTGGACATCATGGACACGCCGAGCATCGATCACGAACTCGATGAAGATCTGATTGACCGCTTCAAAGGGCTCTTCATCATTCCCGAGATCGGAGACAACTAAATGGACGAACAAGAGAGCGCGCCAGCGCGCGAGACCGTGCGCCTGCGCCATCCGCATACTGGTGACATTCAGGAAGTCGAAGCGACACCAGAGAAGCTCGTGCCGTGGCTGGGGCTCGGGTATGAGCAGATCAGGGAGGTGAAGGGGTAATGCCGGCAAGAGTTCAGCAACTCATCATGGGCCTTGGCAAAGGCAAGCAGACCAACATCAGCACCGCCGGCGCTGCGTTCCTGCGCTTCAAGAAGCTCGACACCAGCCTGACCACGCCGAAGCCGGTGTTTGAAAACGACGCGGCGGAGATCGGCAAGGGCCACGAGTTCATCACGCAGACCTTCCCGTCTCACTACGAGATCGGCAACCGGCTGGAGAAGTACGCCAGCGCCGAGTTCGTCACCTGGGCTGTGGCGTACGCGCTCGGCAATGTCGCCCAGGTCGGCTCGGCCGCACCGTACACCTACACAATCACGCCGATCAATCCGGGCGTGACGCTGGAGCTGCCGTACTTCTCGCTGGTCGAGCAGGTGGCCGAGGGCGGCGGCAACGCGATCGACAACCTGTACGTCGGCTGCGCGGTCGAGGACTTCACCTACCAGTTCAATTACGGCCCTGGCCGCGCGTCGTCGAAGATGACCGTGAACTGGGTCGGCTCCGGTGTGGTGACCACGCCCAGCGGCATCACCATTCCGGCGCTCACCACCGAGAACAACATGCTGGCAGCGTCGATGTCGCTCTCGGTGAATGGCGTCGACTACGTGGCGACACGGCGCATTCTGTCCGGCTCGGTCGGTTGGAAGAACAACCTGCTGCTCAACGCCGGCTTCTATCCGGGCTCGGGCTTGCAGAACGGTCTGCAGGTGCGCGGCCGCATGGAGATCGGCGCTCGCGTGCCGTCGTTCCAGTTCACCGCACGGCTGCTCGCCGGGTCGCCCGAGTACAACACGCTCGTCAACCAGACCACCGGCACGGCGACGCTCAGTGTCCAGCATGACGCAAACCACTCGGTGACATTCAACTTCCCGCAGATGGCCTTTCAGGTGGCCGAAAACGCCGAAGCCGATGGAATCGTCGCGGTGACCGTTACCGGCGCGCCGCAGTACAGCAACACCCAGAACACCGTGATGTCCGTGACCACGCTGTGCGGTGTCGCTGGCATCGCCCAGTAGAACAGGAGAAGAACATGTACGGAGACATCCCGGCCGCGGGCATCACGATCCGCGTGCCCAATCCACCGAAGACCGCGCAACTGCGTCTGCCCACCAATGAAGAGATGCTTGAGCGGCTCGATCAGCAGCGCTCCATCCGGCGCACCATCGGCCGCCGGAAATCGCAGACCGAGTTCGTGCCGAACCTCAAGGCCGATCTGGACCTATTTAATAGGATCCGGCTCGACAAGGACGGCGCTGAGTTTGACGAGTTCGAAGCCGGCAACGCAATCTCGAAGCTGTCGTTCTGCGAGGTAACCGACTGCCAGCGTGCCGGCGACGACTATCGCGTCACCTTGTGGACGCCGTTCGGCGAGACCATCCACATGGTGAAGATCCCGACGCAGCGTGACATCACCGTCTACCGCCGCACCGTCGTCTCCTCGACGGACCTGCCGCACGGCCAGGAGGAGCTGCGATACCGCATCGAGCCCGCCGTGGGCCTCTACGACTCGGTGGTGACCAAGATCGAAGGCTACGCCGCGTCGATCAAGCCAGGCGACGTCCCGCCGCATCACAAGTCGGCGGTCGTTGTGGAACTGGTGCAGGCCATCGACGACCTCGACCCGGCGATCGACCCAAACTCCTAGCGCCGGACGAGTGGCCCGCGCCGGTCCCTCTCCGGTTGCTGATCTTCCGTTCCGTGCATGCGGCCGATCTCTGCGGTGGCGGCGCCGACGGCCCGCGCGGCTGCCCGGATGCCAACGACGTCACCTGCGGCAAGTGCGGCCTGGTGCGTGCCGTGGACGACACCAATGCACCAGGCGCCTGCCCGCAGTGCGGCGGTTGGCAGTTCGTCGTCAACCGCTGCGCGCACTGCAAACTCGACGACCTCGACTACGCCCGCACGCATTCCCACGCCGGCCGCCTCTTTGAGCGCGTGCTGGAACTGGAGTTCGACGCCGTGCACTTCAGCATTCCCTGGAGCGACGTCACTGCCGAGGAAGTGCGCGGACTTCAGATCCTCAAGGAAGAACGCGACCGCTACCAGCGAGAGCAGCTTCAGAAACAACCGCATGCCTTTCCAAGCTAGAGTCACGCGCGCCCGTTTCGTGCTGGGCCCGTTCACCGCCGAGGACATGCAGACAATCGGCGGCGTCCTGGTGGACAGTATCTCCACGCGCATCAGGAAGGCGCTCAACGTGAACGACGCTCCGGCCAAGGCCCTGAAGCCGGGCCGGAATGGACGCCGAGGTTATCCCGATTACAAAGCCTCGCACGGTCTGATGCCCGTCCGCGACTGGGTCTGGACCGGCCGCACCCCGCGGTCGCCCAAGGCGCAGAGTGTCACCGCG